TTGTCCGCAAAAACTCATGGCGTGATGGCCAATGGGAGGCTGCCCCGCCAAACTCACCGTCCTACGGGCTGGCATGGGCACATCAGCGCGTGTATGTCTACACCACCCCGCAGCCCACCCAAACCGTGCCGCCTGCAGGGCGGGAGCCGCTGACGGACGCACAGATTGCTGAAATGATGCGAGACACATGGGGCTGCGCAAGCATCGCACCACGGCACGCACTAGAGTTCTCCCGCGCCGTTGAGCGTGCCCACGGCATCAAAGGAGGCCAGCATGGCACTGACGAAACATGATCTTGAGGCGCTGGCGAAGCGCCACGGCGCACTGAGCTACCGCAACCGCGCAGACACGCAGAACCCGGCGTTCGGGTTTTCGGTGGCGGGGCTGGAAAGCCTGCTGGCCGAAGTCCGCAAGCAAGACGACGCGCTATTGCAGGCCGCTTTAGACGCGCTGACCTGCACAGGCGAATCAGACGACCCCGGCCACCGCTGCGGACACTGTGACGACTACGTCGATCGCAACGGCCAAGTTCGTGCGGCGCTGCGTGCGCGGCTGGAGGGCAAGCCATGAACGATGAGATTCGCGCAATGGCGCGCGAGGCTGGTTTCTACGATGGGCGCGAAGAACTGTTTTGGGTCGGGCCGGAGGGGCTCGAACGCTTCGCCGATCTGGTGGCTGCAAAGGAGCGGGAGGCGTGTGCGCAGGTGTGCGAAGGCTTCAAGCAAGGCAATTCGGCTACCTACATTGATGACGATTGGGCCGACATGTGCGCCGCCGCCATACGCGGTTAGACAGATTTTATGTGTCAATCAATCATCGGCAACGGCCCATCCTCCCGCCTGGGCTCTGCCCGCCGCTCTGCCCTCTCCCGCAGCTCACGCTCCAACTCGCGTTGCTCCCGCCGCTGGCGCTGCTGGTGCTGGCGGGTGGCTTTGCGCGGGATGGGCTGGGTCATCACCGCTCAGGCGCCCCAGGCGCACGGTTGCGGCTGGTGGTTTGCCCGAAGTAATACCCCATCAGCCCACCCATCACCACACCGATGACGCCGTTGGCGATGGCAGAGCGCACATCCTCGCTGAAAGGCGTGCCCCACCAGCCCACGACAGAGCCAACCACGGCGTACACCATGGGCAGCATCGCCAGGGCAATCCACAGTGACGGGCTGTGCCATGGCCGCGCCGTGCCAGCGGAGAACTGGGCATCGGCAACCCGCGCGGCCTGCACGCCGCCGCCCACCTCTTCCAGCTTGAACCAGTTCGACTCGATAGCCTGCCGCACCAGCTGCGCCGCGCCGGGGTCTGCCTTGATGGTTTCCATCAGCTCTTGCTCATTGCGGGCGCCGATGGCTTCCTTCGCTGCGCTCACCACGATTTCAGCGGCCTTGATGTTGCGCTCTGACACATCAGAGCCGGAGGAAAACAGCTTGCCCAGCTTGGGCACCAGATCAATGAGGGACGGAAGAACGGCGGCGATGAAGGGGGCCATGGGTTGCTCCTTGGGAGTGAGGGTGGGTGTGGTGCCGCTGGCGGGTGGGGCGGCTTCGGTGGTGATGATGGTGGGAAATGGCTCTGGCACATCCAGCGAAGCCTTCACGCGCTCCCAGCGGGAGATGCGGTCGGCATAGCCATTCAACCCGCCGTTGACCTTGCGGGTGATGGCCTCAAAGTCGCCAGCGTCTGCCAGGGCGTTGAGCTTGCGCATGTCCCAGTAGTCGGCAGCCGACAGGCAGGCCCACGGCAACTCGGCCAGGGCTTCGGGGTGGGCCTCAAAGTCTGGCACCTCCACCGACAGGCGCTGGCGCAGGCGGTCACGCACGGCGGCATGGTTGGCCCGCCCGGTGGTCTGGATAAAGCCGTGCCCCCGGTAGCGCGAGCCGTCACCCGGCTGGGTGTTGCCAAGGTCTTTGCGGCCTTCGTAGCGTTGCTGGGCAGGGGTAGGCCCCCAGATTTCGGTGGTGTACCGAAACCCGCCCGACTCGTGCCCCACCTGCGCCAGAAAGGCGGCGATGCGGGCCGGTGTGGTGATGTCGTACAGCGCGCAGGACAAGGCCACGGCATCGCGGATTTCCGCCGCCTTGGCCTCGGTGGCGCCTACCGCTTGCAGGGCTGCGACGGTGATCATTTGTTGCGCTCCAGCTTGTCATTCACCCGATCCACGCTGCGCTTGATTTCGCCCAGCGTTTCCCGGATCTCGGTGAATTTCTCTGCTGAACGGTTGTCCTGCGCGTTGTCAAGTACGGCCTGAGCCTTGCGGCTTTCTTCCAGCACAACAACACGCTTATCAAGGGTGGTCCAAGTCACCATGATGGTGAGCAGAAACCCTAGAAATGTGAGGACGTGGCCTAGGTTGATGGTTTTGTCGAATCTCACGCCTTGCGTCCTCTCTCTGCGTTCAACGCCTATATATTTTCGTGTTTCCATGGCCATCCTTCAGTGGTTGCTACGCAGCAGTGCCGCAAGGCCATTCGGCCCGAAGCGCCACGGCTCTTTCAGTCGCAGCGCTGCGGCCATTGCTTCGGAGCAAAACCAGCCGCGCTCGCTGTCTGCCAGCCAGGGCAACACAAACCGCACGTTGCCCATGAGGTCATACGGCGCGCCTTTGTTGGCCTCGAACCAGTCGCGGGCGTAGGGCTCCAGGCTGGGCGGCAGGTCGATGAAGTCCCAGTGCGTGTCGTCGTAGTCGATGCGCTTGAGGCGAACCCCGCCATCGATATAGCTTGCGCTGCCGCTCATGCCGTCGCTGAACACCAGCTCGCAGTGGCTGTACGCCCCACGGTCAATGAACCGCACGGCGCGGCTGTAGATGCCTTGCAGGCCGGGGCGCGTGGCGCGGTAGAAAGCGGCCCGCATCACAGCCCTGCGGCAGTGAGAAACAGCGCATCCGTCTGCGCCTCCGTCAAACCCAGCATGGGCGCCAGCACCGAGACGAAGCCGTTTTGGCGCTGCACCTCTTGCGAATATTCCCACTCGATCCGTGCCGCTTCTTTTTGCGGGCTGGGAAGGCCGTTGATGGCCGCGTCGATGTCATCCAGCAAACCGGCACCGAGCAGCGCAAGGCGGGCTTGGCGCATGGTGACTGCGGTGGGCACAGCGGGGGCTGGCTTTATAGCGATAGTCCACTGCTGCAGCCAGATGCCGCCATCCAGAACCGGCGCAACTGGCACAGCCTGATGCGTGGCCGGGTCATGTGCTGGCGGCGCCGTGGGCGCTACTTGCAACAGGCCAGCAAAGGCAATGTCGTCTTCCGTCATTTCCGAAGGGAACGAGAACGATGGGAACGCCGCGCGGATAGCCGCGTGCTGCGTGAAGACTTGTTCTGTTTGGGGATTGATCCACATGATTGATGTTCCTTATTCGTCTGCTGTGCGCGTTGATGGGAACTGGCGGCCGTCGCCTGGCCAGATGATTCGGACGGCACCGGGAGCGCCATTGCCGCCGAATGCGTTATTGGTCGCGCCACCGCCGCCGCCGCCATAGCTGCCACCCAGAAAAATCGCGCCAATGTCGCCGCCCGAGCCACCACCACCGCCACCACCATTGGTGGTATAGGGGGCGCCAGCGCCGCCACTCCCATCGGCGCCTTGTCCAAAGAGGCCAATACCACCGCCCGAGCCACCCCGCGACACACCGGTGCCGCCCGAATCTTGGCGACCGCCGCCGCCACCACCGCCACCGCCGCCACCGCCACCACTGGCGCCGTTGGAGCCTGTGCCAGGTTGGGTGGTAGCCGCCGCGCCGCCCGCGCCGCCGTTGCCCGCATAGCCACCAGATCCACCCCCACCGCCGCCGGCTTGGTTTGCATCATTCGCCCCACCATTGCCGCCTGCCCCGCCACTCCAGCCGGTGCCGCCGCTGCCGGTACCGCCCGCACCACCAGGGTTGTTGCCACCGCCCGCCGCGCTGCCCCCGCCGCCGCCGCCCGCACTCAGGGTCGCACCGTTGAACGTGCTGGCCCCACCTGGCCCCGAGACTGCTGCTGAAATGTTTCCAGCCACTCCCCCCGCGCCTACAGACACGGAAATGCTTTGCCCGGGCGTTACCGCGTAGTTGTTGAGATAGCGCAAGGCGCCGCCGCCACCGCCACCCGCGCCGTACAGCGTACCGGTGTAACCACCGCCGCCACCTCCACCGCCAATCGCAACGACCGACACGGATGTGACGCCAGCAGGCACGGTGAAGGTGCCCGAGCTTGTGAATAGCTGCTGCCCCGTGACGGGCTTGCGGCCAGATGCGCTCAAGATTTTCCGAACAATTTTGCGCATGATCAGGTCAGATAGTTGGGGTTGACGGCTGCGCGCCACCGGGCGCCTGCATCGTCGGTGGTGAACACAAAGAGATGGGTGCGGCTGGTGGTGAGCGTGGGGGCAATGTTGTCCGGCCAGCGCACCGCCGCAGGCCAGGACACGGTGCCGCTGGTGTGGGTCAACTCCAGCACGAAGGCATATGCCGTGCCCGATGCGGGTGGGTTGCTGAACGTGAAGGTGCTGTTGCCCGCAATCGTTTTTGTGAAGTACACGCCCGCGCTGCAATTAATGTCGAGCGCGCCCACCGCCACAGCAGGGGCGGTGTCAATCGCAACGTCCCCAGCGCCCAGCAATGCCACACCGCCCACCGTCTTGAGCGCGATGGCACCGGCTGAACCGTTGACCGAATCCACGCCCGCCGTGACGTTGAAGCCGTTGACCCACGCAGCTCCGTTGTAGGCCCGCAGCAGACCGGTGCCTGTGTTGACATAGGCATTGCCAGCTACCAGGGGAGCACCAGCGCGCCCGGTTGCAGGGTTGGCTGCGGCTGCCCCCAGCCAGAGGGCGTCGAGCGAGGCGAGGAGCAGGGCGTCCGCATTAGCGGCAGATGCACTGTCAGCAGCATCATCGCGCGCACCCACGGCGGTGGATGCAGCCGTTTCTGCCGCCTGCGCGTTGCTGTACACGTTGGCCGCAAGGGCGTTGGTTTGCGGTTGTAGCTGGGTTTTCTGCCACGAGAGGAATGCTTCAAAGGCAGCGTCGAAGGTGGCTTCGCTGTCGGATGAGCTGGGCAGGGCTGGGCCAGCGTCGATTGGGACGGGTGGAGTGGTGGCCATGGGGTTCTTTCTTTAAGACGTGGGCAAGCCACGGATTTGAAAATTGATGCTGCTGATGCGCACCGACTCGCGCTCTGTGTCGGCCGTCTCCAGGGTGCCGAACACCAGGCTTTGCTCAAAGCCCCGTGCCAGCGTGGGCGCGTAGGCCACACCCTTGCCAAGCAGGCGGCGCAGCTGCACCAGGGCGTTGTCTTCACTGGAGCCGTCGAGCTTGATTTGCCCGCTCATGTCGTAGGTGCTGCCATACAGCAAGGTGGTGCTGGTGCCGTCTGGCTCTTCCTTGCGGTAGCTGTAGGCCCGAGGGCTGCGGCGCAGGCCTGCCAGTACGCCGCCCCAGCTCACGCCGGGTATAAAGCGCAGCTTGCCGGGTTCGATTTGCGAGACGCGGCGCTCTTGCCCTGAGTTCGCGGTGATCTTGATGCGCACCTCGGCCGCAGGGTAGATGGGCAGGCCAGCCACCAGCACCCGGTCGCGCATGCGGCGCTGCCCATAGGCATAGTCGTAGTAGCCAGATGCAGGCGCCTTGATCGTGCCGGTAATCGTTTTGACCGGAACAGCCGCGCCGACGGTGGGGTACACCTCCACCGACCACGAAGCACCGCGCAGGCCAAACAGCGCGATGGCGTTGGTATAGCGCAGCTGCAACCGGTATTCAATGTCTGCCGCCGTGGTGCTGAGGGCATGGCTTTGGTGCACCAGTTTTCCGTCTGACCGTTTGAGCGGGCCGTAGGGAAGCCATCGTTTTGTCGAGCGCACATCGGCCCAGCTGTTGGTATCCACCTCGGGGGGGTCGGTGTTCGCCCCCGTGCGGGCCACAGCGCAGCGAAAGACACGATGCAGCAGGGGCCGGATGACTTCGGCCCCTACGGCGTAGGTTCCAGCGGCCCACACAGATTCACCGGCAGCGGGTTCGCCCACGCTCCCCGATAGAAAGGTGGCGTCTTCAATGGACGCCCGTTCGATGTAATACATGTGCTCCTTTAGATCGGTGCGGCGGCTGTCACCATGCCGTTGCCGTTGTTGGTGACGCGCACCAGAACATCAGCGGTTGCGCCTGCGGCGTCTGCCCCGGCCTGGGTTGCGGCCTTGAGCTCTGCCACCTCTGCACGGAGGGCGCGCAGCTCTTGCAGAAGCTGTGCGTTGTCGCTGCCACCGCCGCCACCTGCCCAAGGGTTGAACGCCTTGGGAACGATGGCCTCGCCCTCATGGATTTGAGCCAGCATGTCACGAGGCACGTAGTTCGTGCCAATCGCAAATTGCGGCAGCTTGTTCATCTCTGCCCATGCGTTCGATGTGCCTGCATCCCAGCCCATCAGCTCGTCAAGAGCTTTGGAGCTGATGCCGGTGCGCACCGCTGCCGCATAGACGCTGGCTTCATCGTTGACGGCAACCTGATTGCGCACAAATGCGATGGCCTCGGCCCCGGTGAAAAGCGAGCCGTCTTTGCCGTAGATGTCGAGACCGCTGCCGGTGTTGACGCCCACCGCACCGCCAGAGCTTGCGTACACCTGCTGCCCAGACACCGTGGCCCACTGGTCGCGGGGCTGGCCTGCAGCGGCCTGCTGGGCACCCGCGAGGCTGCTGATGGACGAGGCGATGTATTCCAGTGCGGCGAGTTGCGACTCGGCAATGCTCAGGTGCTGCTCGGCCACCGTGAGCTGGCCCGCCGTGCTGTCTTTCAGCCCCGCCAGTTCGCCCGCGAGCTTGAGGCGTTCAAAGTCCGCCTCGCTGCTGTTGGCAAACTGCTGGTTGTCGATGCCTGCCGTGGCAGAGCGCACCGCAGCAGAGAGCTTGCCAGAGTCCACCATGGTGCCACTGCGCATGAGCACCGAGGCCTTGGCGATGTATTCGCGGGCGGCCCGGCTGTCTTGCCCTACGGCGCTGGTTACGCTGCCGCGCAGGCTGGCAATGGAGCCGTCGAGCATGTCAAAAATGCTCTTGAGCTGGCTGACCGCGTTCTGCGCCGACTGGACGGTGCCTTGGAGCATGCTGCGCTGCGCCTGGGCCGCCGCGTTTTGCTGGCGCTCCATCTCTTCCATGGCCTTGGCCAGGTTGTCCGCCGCGAGCTGGTTGGCTTCGTACTGGTCGCGCAGCTTGAGATTTGCCTCGAACTGTTCGCGCACTTTCGCCGCCTGCTCTTCTGGCAGGCCCTTGGTCAGCTCTGCAAAGTCGCGCTGGTCAATGCGCTGCTGTACCAGGTCACCCTGGCCTGCCTGCGTGAGCAGCTGGTTTTCCAGGTCAAAGCGATTGGACGCCACGCTGGAAAGCGCGCGCGACAATGCATCTTCCATGGCGCGTGCGGCCTGCTCCACTTCGCGGGCGGTGTTTTTGGCCGAGTCTGCCGTGGTTTGCGACAGCCGCTCAAAGTAGTCTGCCGCCGTGGCAAAGTTGCCGCTGATGCCCAGTAGGCTGGTGGCCAGCTGGGCATTGCCTGCATCCATGGCACCCTGCACTGCATCGCGGAACTGCGCTTTTGCATCGCTCCCCATGGCCGGGTCAATGCTCAGGCCCATTTCTCCAAGCGATTGCTTGAGTTGCTTTACAGCAGAGTCCATGCGCTCGGACTCGGTGTAGAAGCCCTGGTAGAAGGTGCCGGTGCTGGTAACCAGCGCATCGATGGAACCTGCAGCTGAGAGCAGGCCAGACTGCATTTCGTCTGTGAGGCCGGAGAACATTTGCATGCTCTGGCCCATGACTTCAAATGCGGTCTGGATCTGGCCGATCTGCTGCACCGCTGCGGAGAGCTGATCCATGTTGGCCGCATCGCCAATGGACGTGATGATGGTGTCTGCCCACGATGGCAGGTCCATGTCGAGCAACACCTGGCGCGTGTCTTTTGCCACGGCGGCCAAATATTCCTTGTAACCCGATTCGCCGTCTGCAAACTCTTTGGGCGCCCAGCGGCTTTGGCGGGTTTGCTCCCAGTTGAGCAGGTCTTTACCGTCTTTGCTGATGCGCAGCGCGCCCCATGCGCCGTCTTTGCTAGTGTCGTCGGCAAAGGCCGTGGCGATTTCGTAGCCTGCTTTTTGGCCGAACGATACGGCCACGCCATCGAGCGCGGTGCCCAGAGCCTGCGCAATGCCGCCCACGGCTTTGATGCTGTCTGCCCCCGCTTCCACCCGGCCAAAGCCGATGTTGTAGTTGGCGCCCGACTGGCCGGACAGGAGGCCGCCTGCCGCGCTGTATTGCGCTGCGCCGCCGGTGTGGTACGTGCCGCTGTCGTCGAGGGACTTGGCGATGGCGTAGATTGCCCCAATTCCTAGGGAGATGGGCGCCAGGGCGCCAGCCAGCTCTGCTGCGGAGTAAAGCCCAGGATTCGAGAGCACCCCTGTGACACTGCCGCCCGCACCCCAGGCGCTCAGGCCGTTGGCAAAACCACCCGCCATGCCAGCCAGGCCGGTTCCGGCGTTGTAGATGCTGGCGCCCGTTCCGACAGCGCCAAGAACGCCGCCTCCAGTGCCAGCATTGGCTGCGCCACTTAGCCCCAGCGCCCCAGTGATCGCACCCGCAACAGGGTTCACGATGGCAGAGATGACAGGGCGCAACACCATCGTCTTGAACATGTTGACGACCGTGTCGCGCAGGTTCTTGGCGAAGTCTTTGCCGGACTCGAAGCCGCGCAACAAACTGTCAGTCAGTGAGCGCTCAATATCCGCCGCTGCCCTTTTCCAGTCGCGCTGCGCATCTTTTGCGGCATCCTCTGAAGCCTTGCGGGCTTCTTTGGAGCCGATGAGGCCCACCAACTCCTTGCGAGCGTCGATCTCTTTCTGGACAGCGAGATAGGCTTCTTCATTGCCCAGCAGGCCGTCTCGCTTTTCCTCAAGGCGTGCAATGGTCACCAGCTCGATTGCCTGGGCCAGCGAGTAGTAACCACCTGCAGCGATGACGGCTGCGGCCTCTTCGGTGCGCAGTTGGTCGGCTTGCTGCTGGGCTGCAGCTGCGCCCTTGCCAAAGCTCTCCACGTATTTCAGGTGGGCCTTTGCTGCCTCTTCGGATGCCTTGGCCTGTGCCTTGGTGGCGTCGGCCTGCTCTTTGGCAATGGCAACGGCAAAGGGTTGCTTTTTGATCAGCGCCTCGACCGCCTGCACATACTGCTGCTCAGTGATTACGCCAGCGGCGCGTTGCTTTTGTGCGTTAGCAAGTTCGGCGTAGTAGGTGGATGACACACCGGCCAGTTCGGCAAAGATGCGCTGCTGATCTCGCAGCTCTTTGTTTTCTGCCGCCACACCGCCGCCGCCCTTTTTGGCGTAGCTGGCGCGGATTTCGCCCAGCCGCTTTTCAATCTCTTCCTGCGAGCGCCCGGCCTCTGCGCCTTGCACGCGGGCCGCCGCGAGTTCGCGTTCCATGCGGGTCTTGTCGCTCAAGAACTTTTCGCCCGCCTTGTCGAACGCCGCACCCGCCTTCACCGCTTCGCCGCGCTTGCGCTCTTCTTCTGCGGACACCCTGGTGGCGTAGGAGACACCTTCCAGCGCGGCGGCCTTCGCTTGCAGCCCGGCCAGCTCTGCGCGCAGCCGTTCGGTAGCGGCCTGCGATGGGCGGCCAAACGCGGCACCGCCTTCGTTGGCGCCAAAGCCGCCATTGGCAATCTGGTTCTCGCGCTGCGCAATCTGCTTGCGCACCTCTGCCAGTTGATCCACGCTGGTGGATGCGCGGCCCACATTCAAGATGGCGTCCCACGCGGATTTCGCTGCATCCTTGACGGCGATCCAACCGCGCTCCACCGTGCCCAAGTTGCGCTCCATTTCACCGGCCCGGCCAGACAGGGTATCGGCAAATGCACGCTGCGCCACATTGGCGGCCTCTGCCGTTTTGCCCTGCTCTTCCAGGCTCTTGATTTGCTTGTACGTGCTGTCCGTCAGGAAGTTCATCCCCTCGTTCAGCTTCAGCACGGCGGCCAGTGGCTCATTGCGCAGCGCGGCGAATTGCTCCGCCGTCTTGCTTGCCGCCTGGCCGGTAGCACGCTCGTAGGCCACGGCGGCTTGTGCGGCTTCGCGCAAGTTCTCCGCGCCGACTTTACCTGTCGCTGCCACCGCAGACAGAGCTTCCGCAGCCTTGCCTTGGGTGCCGACTACGCTGCTGATTTCCTGCGCGTAGGATTTGAGCTGTGCGGCATTCGTGCCCGCAGCATTGCCGGTTGTAATAAGTGCTGCGCGGTACGCGTCTGCCTCTTTTGCGCCCTGGTTGTAGGCCACGGCAATACCGGCCACTGCGGCGGCGGCGATGGTAAACGGGTTCACCAGCCCCAGCACATAGCCGCCCAGCGCGCGGGCGGCGTTGCCAGCGCCGCCGAACATATCTTTGCGTTGCCCGCCCTGTTGCAAGAACACCGTGAGCGGCGCTTGGCCCCCTTGCAGGCTGGTCACAATGTCCGTGAACTGAGCAGGCACGCCACGCAACGCGGCGGCGGTCTGGGCGGCGCTGATGCCCATCTTGTCCAGCGAGCCAGATGCCGCGCGCTGGGCCTGCTGCGCCTGGGCCTCCAGCTCGCGCAACTTCTTCAGGGCGGGCTCAAACTTGGCCGCGTCCAGGCCCTTGTCGCTGATGTTGAATTCCAGGCGCTGGCTTGCCGTCTTGCCCAGCAACTCCAGTTCGTTAGTGGCGCGCTTGATGGATGCCGAGATGCGGCTTTCCGCCCGGGTGAACTTCTCCGCACTCGCACCAGCGCCGTCGCCGATCTTGTCAACGGCCTGGCCTGCCTTGGTCGCAGACGTGGCTACCTCAGTGGCCATCTGCTGGGCCTTGTCGCCAACACGGTTGAAGGCGCTTTCAGCCTGTTCCGAGTTGACGACTACCTCGCCCTGAATTCGCAGGTCAGATGTCATGGGTGCCCAATTGAAAAAGGCCCGCCGAAGCGAGCCCAGAAATAGGAAAGCCACCCGGAGGTGGCTATTTGTCTGAGCGGTTGTCGCTCATTTGCTTGAGGGCCGTGCGCTCCAGGACCTGCAGGTCTTCGAACAGCTCCATCCACTCGGCTGGGTCTGCTGCGATACGGTCCAGCAGGGGATAGATGGCGCCGTAGTCCAGCCCTGTATGGCCGCACATGCCAATGCGCCACTGCGTCGAAATCTGACAGAACAGAGACCAGGCAGGCCAGTTCTCGGGCCATACCTCCACAGCGTCGAGGCCGTAGTCGGCGGCGGTGAATACCGCCCCGTCCTTTTCCTCGAAGTAGGCCGCGCGGGCGGCCTCGGTCAGTTTCCCAGTCGGCCTTCGATGCAAGCCGTTCGGTACGACTCCATGATGGCGGCGGCAGCGGCGGGCAGTTCGTCTGCCAGCTGCTGGGCGTTTTTCTTGGTCAGTTCTTCGTCCAGGTTCCAGCCTTCCAGAACCGCGAGGATGTAGTCGGCATTGGCGCCAGCAGTGCGATCCATCAGCTCGGCCATCGAGAACTTTTCGCCGTCTGGCTTTTCCTTGGCACCAGCGGCTTCCATCAGTTCGTCAATGAAGACGCCGAACTCCGCGCGGGTGCGGTACTTGTAGACGCATTCGATGGAGCCTTTGCCGCCCTCCAGCATGTCGAACGTGACGATCTTCTTGAAGTTCTTGGGGCGGTTGCCCAGCTTGATTTTGGATGCCATGGTGTGGGGTCTTTCGCAGAGAAAAATGCCCTTGCCCAGCCCGCCCGCCCTGCGAAGGACGAAACGAGCCGGGTAGGTGCTGGGGTGGCTTGCGCCGGGGATCAGGAGGCGTAGCGCGTGGTGCGGTTGTTGCCAGAGATGGAGGCCGTGACGGTGTTGATCTGGCCGTCGTTCATCTGCACGGACTCGTTCAGAGCCACGGTGCCGGGGATCAGCTGGATCTGGCCGGAGCGGGTCACAACACGCAGGATCGTGTTTGTCTGCACGTCGGTCAGGTTCCTGAGCGACGTGTAGCCAGGAGTGCTGATGGCGTCAGAATCCATGGTCAGCGTGTAGCCAGTGCCGTTGAAGCCGTCGTTCATCTTGTAGCGAACGTCCGATTCCAGGTACTTGTAGTCCACGGTCACGGGGTCGCCGCCGTTGCTGGAGACGGCCGTGATCATGGTGATCTGCTGCCAGGTCGAAGCCTTGCGGACCGTGCCAGCACCAGCGCCAACAGGGAAGAAGGTGGTGGACGTGGTGTCCATGCCTTCCAGCGTGATCGAGGTGTTCAGCACCACGCTCTTGATGCGGGCTGCACGCAGGTGCAGACGACCCCAGCCGCTGGAGACTTCGACGAAGTCGCCGTTGGCAAGGCCGGTCGTGCTGGCCATGGTGAGAACGCACTCAGATGCGTTGCTGGCCGCGCTGAAGCTCAGAGCGGATGCGAAGACAGAGGCAACGAAAATCGTTGTACCCGTTGGGACTTGAGCCATGGTGAGGGCCTTTCTGGTGTCGATGGACGAAAAAAAAACCGCATCGCTGCGGCTGGTTACGCCCACGGGGGGCATGCAAAAAGGCCCCGCCGAATTGCTTCGGAAGGGCCTTGCGGGGGGCGGCTTGCGCCTAATTGGTTATCTGGCTGCCCAGATCGAAAAGCGCTGGATGGCGCCGTAAAGTTGGGTGTCGTCTTCGTAGGTCGAGATGGGCTCGCCCTGTGGCTTCACGATGAGCGTCGGGTGCGCGCAAAGGGCGGCTTCTGCAGATCGGATGAGGGACAGTGACTCGGCACGAGTGGTGCTGTAGACGCTGACCTGCATATAGGTGTTGCGCTTGTCGGGTGCGGTGTTGTCCACGAACCGCAGCGACTCGCCTCCAAGCGCCTGCCAGGTCATAAATGGCCGGGCCGTGCCAGATGGCGCCACGTCCGGGAACACGCGCGGGCAGATGGCTTTGAGCAGCGTGTTCAGGTCGGCTTCCATGCTCATTTGTTCACCTCTTCGATGTAGCGGGCCTTGATGGCTTCGCGCACCTGGGCGCGGGTTTCAATCACTGCCTTGCCGATGAACGAATGGGCTGGGGCGCGGCTTGTGCCCAACTCCACCATGAACCCATAGGGCGCTTTTTCCCGGTTGAAGCTGATGTGGTAGGTGCTCACGTCTTTGTAGCTGTTCGACTTGGAAAAAACCTGATAGATCGAGTCGTAGAGTGACCCTGGCTGGTAGGGGCCGTATGCCGCAGCTTTCTTCTTGCCGGGTGGCAGTGCCTTGGTGGCGGTGCCGTAGAAATAGTGCTCTCGGTCGCTGCGCAATGTGGATGCATTCAGCTTCGCCGCGTCATAAATGATCTGTGCGCCAGCTTGCGCTGCGGGCCTGGTGGCGCGGTGCAATTCGTCCACGGTGGCGCGCAGCTGCTGCTTGAACTGCCCGATGTTCATGCGGATGGCCATGCCCATTTAAGCCACCACTTCCGCGACAAGATCCACAAACTCCCGCCCGCCCACATCGGGCATCACGGCCTCGATGCTGTACACCTGCGCGTCATGTACCACGCGCATTCCCGCATTCAGCCCGGGGCGCCAGCGGATGCGGATCGATGCCTTCACAGTCGATACCGTTGCATCGGCCTTGATGGCCTCTACGCCCGACAGGTGCCGGATGCTGGCCCATACCAGGGCAACGTCCGTCCAGCCGGGGATGGGCTGGCCCAGTTCGTCCTGCACGGTTCCGGGCTGCTGAATGACGCAGCGGCGATTGAGGCGACCGGCTTGCATCAGGCGTACACCTTGTACGGCGCCAGCAGCCATTCGGCCCCGTTGGGCAGCTTGGCAACAGACACACCCGACAGCACGTCTTCACGGTGCGCATACAGGTGCCCGACGATCAGCAGCACGGCGGATTTTATGGTGTCGTTCACCACGATGCCATCCATGGCCTTCCGGTAGGCCACTTGGGCGCGCAGGTAGGCGTACTCTGCGGCCTGGGTGGCGGCGGCCTGCTCTGTGGTGTCTGCCAGCGCCTGCGCAGCCGCAATGG